TCCTTAATGCAGATATAAAATCTAATGCTGCAATTTCGCACAGCAAATTGGCAAACATCACTGCTGGGCAAGTTCTTTTGGGTAATGCTTCAAACGTTCCAACAGCAACTGCTTTATCTGGAAAGGTAACAATTGATTCATCTGGAGTCACATCAATCACTCCAGGTATTATTGTCAATGCAGACATTAGTTCATCTGCTGCTATTGAAATCACAAAAATCGCCGACGTAACCATTGATACAAAAACAGCCAATTACACGCTGCTACTGACAGACAAGAACAAGTTCATCGAGATGAATCTTGCTGGCGCAAATACGGTAAGCGTTCCAACGAACGCTTCTGTTGCTTTCCCAATCGGTTCACAAATTCACATCACGCAGTACGGCGCTGGCAAAACACAGGTCGTGGCGGTAACGCCAGCAACGACAACGGTTAGGTCAACTCCAGGAACATATCTAAGAGCGCAGTACTCATCTGCAACGCTTGTGAAAAGAGCAACCGATGAGTGGTATCTCGTTGGAGACCTCAGTGCCACATGAGACCAATAGTAGGGAACACTTCTAGCGAAGGTAAAAAACCAACGACGCCGACCATCGGCACGGCCTCTGCTGGTGATGCGCAGGCGACAGTACCATTCACAGAATCCACATACCGTGGAAAAAATAATGCTGGAACCTACAGAGCAACATCTAGCCCTAGTTCAATTGCGGGGACCTGCGCTGCGCCGTGCAATTCAATTACGGTTACTGGCTTAAGCAATGGAACTGCTTACACGTTTACCGTAAGACTTGAAACACCGTACGGTGTCAATTCGGATAATTCTTCTTCATCTAATTCTGTAACCCCTGTTGCGCCACCCTACTTCCCACCGTACTTCCCACCCTACTTCCCACCGTACTTCCCACCACAGTTCCCACCTGTGGATTTCTGTACAACTTGCCTCGCTAGTACCCCATGCGTGTTTGCAAACTTTACTTTCACACAAAGAGTAACCAACCACACGAACTGCGCCTTCTTCGCAGGTATCTGCGGAGGAGTTTGCACTGGTAGTTATGATGAATATATCCATCCTTGCGGATATGGCTGTTGCGTAAGTTTGGCACTAAATGCATCATGCCCGTAATACCAAGATATGTTAGAGTTTGGCGTCGACAAACGGAGGAAAACAAATGAGCAATGAACTAATCCCAGCACCAACCGATACGCCAAGTGCAACCCCTGATGGTTTCAGGACGTTTGCATTCGTCGTTGATGGAGAGGTCGGCTACAAGGTGTCGATATCTACGCATCCTGATTTTCTGCCAAGCGTTGCCTGCTTGTCGTCAAATCCAACAATCATAGAATTGCACGGAGACGACAGGGTAATGGTTACGCCAGCATGGAAAAATATCATGGGTTGGACATTCGACGGCGAAAACTTTCATCCACCAGTTGAATAATCTTGGAGGGGACAATGTCCGCGTGGCAGGATTTCATTAAAAATAATAAGTCGTCAAGAGTAAAACCATGGGATGTAATAAACCCAAATTCTCCGAAAGCGCAAGATGAGGAAGCAGAAAGACGATACGCAATTTGCGAAAAATGCCCAAGGTTCCTTGGAGTTACAAAACAGTGCAAGGAATGTGGATGTTTTATGAACCTAAAAACAAAACTTGCAGATGCAACGTGCCCGCTCGGTAAATGGTGATGTCAACAAATCCTGTTGTCGGTGCAGTGCTAGCATTTTTGTAATGAATATCTATTCCGCGTCAACCCCTCACATTGGCAGAGAAGAAGTATTGGAAATCGATGGATTTGACGACGTTCACCTTGGTGGTGGAGTTGTTCTTTTTAGAAACGCGGTTGACGTAAAACGTGAAGTCATGGCACCGTGGATTGACGCTCATGCGCAAGCCGCACATGAACAACGCTGGAAATATCACAAAGACCTTGATGGGCAGACTTATGCCGTGAATGAAGATGGAAATAAGTTTTCGCTGGAGCAAATTGAGGAGGTTCCGGTTCGTGTACTGCAGCCAGTAACAGAATCGACCGAGCCAGAAATAGCAGATATATTCAGAAACTGGGAAGACCAAATATATAAATGCCTACTAAAATACTCGTACAGATTTCCGTTTGTGGTGGGAACGATTTGGTGGCGTAGTCGAGGCCATGTCCTTCGTTATGACAAGGGAGACTACCTGGGCGTTCACAACGACAACGACTCCAACTACAGGGCAACTGGCGGAGAAAGATTCATACCAAAGGGACAGGTTCAGATGCGCCAAGTGGTAGCAGTGATGCTGTACATAAATGACTGTGTTGATTCTCCGGAAAAGATTGATGGGACCAATTACACGGGGGGTGAGTTGTTTTTCCCGTACCTAGATATAACTCATCAAGCAAAAACTGGTGACATTGTTATTTTCCCTTGTAATTTTATGGCTACTCATGGCGTACACACCGTGACCGACGGGCAAAGGTACGGATATCTTGAGTTTTATTCACAAGGAGTTTCTCATGCGGAAGTGTTGATAAATGTTAGTGAGCCAGAAGACTGTGATGATTGGTGTAGGCCGCACTGGATTGATAATTTTTATGACGATTTTGCAATCTACTCGAAGCATGCAGAATTTGGAAAAGAAAATTTTGGGATTATGCAGACCAATCCGGTTTATCAAAACCGCGCACTAGAAGGCGACAATGGCTTAATAAAACCATATTATTCGTCAAAAGTAAAAGAGGACACACTTAGCCGAGGAAAAGAATACCCGGCTGAACTTCTTTAATTCATATTACTTAGATATAAATTGTCGCCTCGTTTAGATTTGATATAAAGGGTTTGGCCAACTTTATTCACCTCCTCGTCGTTCACGACTGAAAAGTGAAAAAATAATGAGTTTCTATAAGTTGATTTATCAGTTACCCAATCCTCTTGCGGCAAGTCTGATTGTTTCCCACGGTGTATTGCCAAGCCGTGCCAAATTATAAAGTCGCCCTTTTTGGCTTTAAAGTTGTACGTTTTTGTATTGAGTCGTGCCATGTGTTCAGCAACGAGTTTTTCATAGTACTCGTAGCAAACGTGCGGATTGTCCATCATGTTTTTATAGTTGACAATCGATGAGTCGGTATGCAGTATGTGGGAATAAGGGGCAACCTCAAATGGACCGCAATTTGGACCAAAATCTTCCAGGGCTATTATCCCGCCATAGTAATGGTCTCCATTTGGCACGAGACCACCGTACCCATGATTAAATTGTTCAATATCATCGTTAAAGTCTCTATGCCACTGTATGTTGGAGGAGCCAATTCTTGCTTCGACCATATGCACTGAAAATTTACGGTTTATCGACTTGGCATACTCATCTAACATTTGCGAATGTATCAAATCGACTATTAGTTCGTCTTGCAAATATTCTAACCGGGATGACAAATATGACTTCCACGGCTCAAGAATTGACGATGTAACTTCTTTATACTGTGTATTAAATCTATCTATTAGCGATATGTCTATTGCGTTTTCAATTACTTGAAATCCGAATTGCTGTATTGCTTCATGCGATATTTTGCTCATACTGCAACACCTCCGGGTCGTGCCAAACATTTCTATCTTCTGGACGCTGTTTGTGCAAGTGCTTATTCGCGGTTAGATTTTTGCAGAATCTATTTATCCCGTGGATGAACCCTAGGTGTTCCGGAAAACCTAATTCTGCGCAAATGTTTCTGAGTTTCCCATCATTAATTTGTTGCCAAATTTCTATCATCGCCTCAGCGCCAGTTCTACCATCTACATAAAATTTGTCTGCAATAAGGTCTAATGACGACTGCTCCCATGCCATGATTTTGGGAGTTTTCTTGTCTTGGTATAGGGGCTCATTCTCGGCTGATTTTTCAGCAACAGCCATATATCGATTTACGATTTTGGCTTGAGTTTCAGAATATTGAACACTCCATATTGTGTTTTGGAATATTCCATAAACGCCATTTGCCCTATCCCCGGACACAATCATTAAGTGAGTGCCAGGCCTTGTTTCTCGAATATCATCAAATGGGTAGCCCCTAATCGCGCCTTCGACGTAATTGTCTGTGAGATTTTGGATAATTGTTCGCCAATGTTTTTCTTCATCTTCACCATTTAGAGAATTTAGGTCTATATACAAACCATCGAATTTTGCATCTATAAAAAGGATTTTGGGCGTATCAAATGCGATGCTCCCTGTGCCAACACAAATCACAGTTTTGCAAATCTGACTGATGTCATTAAGATTGTTCACTTTTGTAAAACCACATTTGAGTGCCGAAGCAATTGTTTCATCTGTTCTTTCATAGGCAGGGAAAAATATTTTATGACCTACTGCTTGGAGTGATATGCCAATGCTCCTACCCATTTTCCCTGGCGAAATTATCCCGATGTTTTCCATGGCGTGCTGCTACCTTTCAGGGATGCTTCCAATTAGCGCAAGAGGCTGGTACTGAACCCCAACCTCTTGCGAGAATTTACCGAAGTCTATATACGAAGACGAATTAAGCCAAGACGTTTTTATCTCTTCTTTAGTTGACGGCAATTTTGGGCTTGCTCCAGGTATATCGCCATGACCATACCAAGACAAATATGCGTATCTTGTTCCGTCTGTTACTGGATAAATTTCGTGGCACCCAATAAAGTTTGATGGATATACCAGAATTCGTCCGTAAATTCCTGGAACGGAAATACCCCACGGTCTAAATCCGGTTTGTCCGCCAACGAATTCCTCATTGAGCGTAATTGTGCAAGTTAATGTATTGCAAACTGGTTGCTGATTCAACGGCGTAAAGTTGTCATTTCCGTATGGAATCGACGCATCAGAATGTGGACCCATTGAATGGCCTTCGTCGTACCGAATCATATACCCACGAGTTTTCCATCTAATTGATGTCATTGCAGTTGGGAATTGTCTGCAATACATGACGACGGCATCGTATATGGCTTTTTCTAGGCTTGAAATTGTTGTCACATTTTTTTGTGATATTCCATTAAACATTGTGTTTGTGTAGCGCAATGGAGCAATATCTCGATGTTGTTGCTGGTGATGCTCGTACCCCCCGCTATTCAACACTCTGCCATGTTTATCTGTCTCATAGCCTGCTGGGGCGACATTCTGTTCAATGTCAGAAATCAGTTGCTGAACATCAACGCGACTTGTTTCAATCAACCCATCAAACACCATTATTCCGTTACCAAGATGAGCTATTTCGCGCATGTCAGAATCCGCCTTGAACCAGCGAGAAAGCTAGCGAGCTGATGTGATGTTTATTTATTTCAAGATGATTGCGGAAATCCTCCCTAAGGGTGGGCATATAAACGTTTGTCGCTACTTGGGCTAGGTCGGGTTCTTTTATTGGGTCGACGATTGCTTCGTTGTATTGAATATTGGGACTCCCATGCGAATACCATCCAAGATAGCTGTAGCGGGAACCACGCGTTACGGTGGTCACCTGATGTGAAGCAATGAAATTGGATGGGAACATTAAAATGTCTCCCTTTTTGGGCAAATAAGTTATCCCCAAATCATCAAATGCGTGGTGGCCACCACTAAAAGAATTATTGGTGACAACGTCCATGTCGTCTGTGCAATCGTTAAAATACACAATACACGACACGGTATTTCTGGTAGCCAGCTGGTCTGATGGTTGAGGAAATCCATAGACATAGTCAGCACTTGTATCAGAATGCACCCCCAGGTATTGGCGGTTTTGTTCTTCGTATCGGACGATGTGCCCCTTTACTTTCCACCATATATTTTTATAAGCAAGAGGGAATTTCGCCAGATATTGAAGCAAGTACGCATCTTTTGATTTTTCCAAAAAGTTTAAGAACTCTTTGATTTGCGGGTCTTTTCTTTGATGTGCAGAAGAACACCTCCCTGGCATTGCCATGAATGTGTCATCGCTAAATATGTAGCCGCTTTTATTTATTAGCGCTGGTTTTCCTGTTTCTGGGTGCAAGGTTGGCGTGTACATATCCGCGACATCCTCGCCAACCAATTTCTCTGCTGTGTGATATGTCCATTCCCAGTCGAGAGTTATTGCGTTTTTGAATAAACACACACCAGACCCAAGATGCTCCATGGCTGAGTTATTAAACTCTGTAGTGGTCATTACTTCTACTCCTGTGCATTACGAGATGTGGTGGCGGTGTTTCCCCGTATTTGGCGTTTATGTACCTATCGTAGTCTCCCAGAACGCTCTGGAGCCAAACCTGACCGCCATTGGAACTCGCAGCGGCCTGCGGGTCTATTCCGTGCTTTGCGTGTTCTGAGCCCTGAGCGAACCAAGCAAGATACGAATATCTCTTACCTTTGGTTACCTCGTTTATTTGGTGAGCAGCCGTATAGTTGGCCGGAAAAAATACAGCGTCCCCCGCTGAGGGAATGATATCAACATCAGCATATGGAAAATACATTGACCCGCCATCAAAGTCACTACCTGCTGTATTGAGAAAAATGATAGCACTCACCACATTTCTTGTTGCGTGTTGTTCGTCTGGAACATTTCCATATTTGTAATTTACGTCATTGTCGCAGTGTAATCCCAGAGAGCCGCCAGCAGAATAAGACAAAATGTGCCCGACGCTCTTCCACCAAAGGCAAGACAAGAGGGCGGGGAATATTTCCACGTATTTCAATAAGCAGTCATACAGTACCGCCTCGTATTCATTGTACCAGTCGTCTCCAAGTGCTTGCAGGCGCAACGGTGCTCGATGCATATGGTCCAAGCCATATATAAACCCCCCCTGGTTTACTGCGTGGACTGGTTTCCCTGATTCATCGTAAACAATCGTGAAGTTTGATTCAATTGCTTCCTGCTCAAGTCTCAACAATCTGTCTTGCATCTCGGCAAAATTAACATTATGCGCATTCTTAAATGTGACTATTCCATACCCGTGATTTATTATTTCAGTCATAGTAGTTCGTTAATCACTTCCACTATGGACGGATTGCCGATGGCAACTGCGGGTCCGATTGGTGAATCTGCCCAATTGAATCTCCAATAATTTTTCCCAGCTCTGTTCGTTAGAAATTTTTCGTAATTATTCGGAATTCTCATTATTGAACCTCCGGCAATATTTTGACCGGCAGCAGCTGTTTGACTCGTGTCTGCAGCAGTGTCATCTACCGCTCTAATTTCGTCTCCTCCCAAGTATTTCCAGACTGCATGCTTGGCTGGACCATTTACGTCAACCTTGGTAGTAATAGGGAAAGTTACGAATGGATAATTTGTTTTTAAATTTTTCAATATTTCCTCGTCCGTACCCTGCTCCATCTCTCCAAACTGATTACATGGATAACCTATTACGGAGAAATTTTTTTCTCGAAACATGTCGTGTAGTTGTTGCAATTCATACAAATGCTTTGCAGTTCTGGCCCATGACCAAAGGGGCTTAGTTTTTGGCTGGTATCTGGTTTTGGTTGCAATGTTCACATGTAAACAAACATGACCAAGCAGCGGACCAAGTAAGTCATCTGTGCTTCCGTCAAGAGCGCTTATCCGTATCTGATGGACAGAGTTAAAAGTCATTGCGAGCCCCCGTAGACTTCAAATTTTAACGGTGGATAATTACCGACTCTCATGATTCCGTTTGAACAGGTTGAATCAAACTCCATAGAAATGATTTCCCTGACTGGAGCGCTAATTTCAACGTCGATAGTCAGACGTCCGTCATTGACGCAATGGCTGTCTGACGTGAATAGGTGCTCACCTATACCCGAATCAAATACTCCAGAATTATCATCGTTAATACGCAGCCAAAACCTATCTAGCCCAAGTGGCGTAGTGATTTTTAGTTCAGAATTATTGAGATTTTGTATCATTTTTAGATTCTAGCCCATGGTCAAGTCAATATGAGCTAATTAACTATGGGCCTTTCTTGGTAGATTGACCAGTCTGCATTTGGCGTAATATTTGGCTTGACAGGGCTTAGATTCATGCTTATCACAATTCTTGGGATGCTTGAATTGTGCCTCGTGGTCATGTGATTTAGGTATGAATTAAAGATTGTAAGCATGCCTTCTTTTGGCTCAATCATCACGGAACTATTCATATATCCACACCAGTTTGCAGAAAATACCAGTGCGGCAGAGCCATCCGGAACCTGTGGATAATACGATACTGAAAAATACTCTTCCGGATATATGTGGTGTTTTTTGTGATGGCAGTGCGCCATAACGCTTTTACCTTTATCAAGAAGTATTGCCCATAATTCGTCAATTTGATGGGCGCGTCCACCAACCCTGTCCACTGCGGCAATCACTGCTTTTTCGAGTTTTTCAAACTCTTTGCTTCTTGGGCATACGGTGTCCTCGTATTGTATAAATCCGCTCCAGTTATACCGCTCATCACCAGACGGCACCGCATATCCATATTCTTGTATTTCATGTACAAGCTTTTTGTTGTCAATATCATTTAAAATTGTTGTAAATATACCCTGTGTTATGAGGGGTGTGTATGCAAGCTCTTCACTCATAGAAAAACTTATCTAACCCAAGTGCGGTCGGTGGGTTGTTTTTGTGCCACACATTGATAACCATTACTTCGCGTTTTCCGGACTTTACTGGAGTCGTTGAATGAAGAACATGGCCTGCATCGAAATTAATAAACCTATTGCCCCTGTACGCAATTCTTTCTCTTTGCTCAATTGGAGAAATGTTGCGGTCAATGCTGTCTCGCTCAAGTATCATTTTTTGTCCGTCAACCAATACGGACTGATGTATCTCTAGAAATCCACCATCTTTATTATCGCAACCGTACCAAATTCCACCAGCATGTGGTCCAGAAAACGTCTTGGAATCCGCGTACAAAAATGTATCTTCGTCGACGTGGACATCCAAATATTGGCCGGGAAGATACGTCCTGGTCCAATATTCAAATCCCAATATCTCATCTTGTCGCGCTGGGAGTCTATTTTCCCATAGCTCCTTGATTACTCTTTTTTTTAGAGTGTTTGCTTCGGATAACCACCACCCATCCCAAAACATATACGGCGCAAAACAACTAGCTTTTTCATCGTGGTAGGAATTTAGCTCTGTTGCTATTTTCTCGCCTGGTCCCATCGATTCAGGGAAAAATAAGCAGTCCCCAAGCACATCAAGATAGAGATTCCTGCTGATTGCATCGTCCAATATCTGCATATATTCTTTTACAACCCTTCGATATCTGGAAAGCGAGCCCTGAGATACGTCATATCAAAGTCAAAAAACAAAACTAATCTATCTTTGTCTCCGTTGTGTCTGACTGAATGCTTATATGGGCGACCGTCTTTAAATGCTAGTATTTTTCCTTCTTCCCAAGTTCTGCTTTTATCCCCTACTGTCAAAATACATTTTGGGTCATTGATTAATGACAAATGACATCTCATATGTTCATCTGCTCCAAAGTGTGGATTGATTGTTGTCCCTGGCTTAACCAAGCTGTAGAAAGCTCCAGAACATTGCCCCTCGTCTGCAAACTCATTAACTATTTTATTGAATGTTGGGAATTTTTTTCGAGAATCTTCGAGATGTTCTGGAATGGTTCTTTTTGTTTTCCATTTAAGTACTTTACGAATGTAATTAGTATTTGCCCATTGAACATTAATGTCTTCTTTTGGCATTGTTCCAGCTGCAAACCCCTCCCATACGCCGTCATGCAATTTTTCATTTCCCTCCCTGGCGCTGTCGGGTGTTGTGGCTTCGCGACTTGACTCTTTATCTATTTGTCCGCGGTTAGAAATGGCGAATTTGGGAACCGAAAACCTGGTAATGCTATCAGTCGTATTGTTGTTGTTGTGAGAATCCTGTACAAGGTATTCATCCCTTATTTTTATCCAATTTTTTTCAAGTTCGATACATACGGGTATTGTTGAGATTATCTCATCCCAAAACTCTGGAGTTTTATTTTTCATAGAAAAATACTAGCCCAAAACTTCAATTTTTAATGAATACAGTTTGTCCGTAACCGTTCGCTAGGTGGTATGTATAGCCGTCTTGCTCTTTAAGCAAATCATGCATTCTTGAATATGGGTGAATATGAAAGTCTTCTCTATACAGTTTTGTATTGTGATTTGAACAATCTATCAGCAATGCACCGCCGCTATTTAATGACGAAACCATATCCAAGAGCATCGAGTCGCTGCCAACAATTGACCACGCCCAAGCAACAATCATGTCAAATTTTTCAACTCCAAGGTCTTCGCGGTCTATTACGTCATATTCGTAATCATCTTGATTTCCCCAATCAATAATGCTCTCAGCATAAAACAAGTAACAGTTGTTCATTACACAAATCGTCGAGTTAGGGAACTTGGCTTTATAAACAGGAGCCACAAACATGTCGGCACTAATAAATAACACGGAATTCGGTTTATGCGTAAAAAGAATCTGCTCTTGTGCAATATGCTCACATTCAACTACTGCTAGCCACTCTGGTTCCATATTTTTGATTAGTTCATATATCCAGAAAGTATTAAGACCAGCAACTGCCACATTTCGCTTATCAATATTTATTGACGTTAGGTAATCGGATACATTTTCGCCAACCTCGGACATCATTTGTTTGAAGTCAAACCAACTTCCCAGAGATGTTTTTGAGCTCTGCTGGGTGACCATCGAGCTTCTAAGTGCAAAATTATCCATTTTGTGCCGCCGCCAATGCAACTTGTCTTTCAAGCCATAGGTGTCTAGCTCGATGTGTCAAAAGAAAATTTTGTTTTCTAGTCAAATCGTAGTATGGTTTTCCCTGTTGGTTGTACGTGCTGCTACTCATATGAAAAGATTTTCTCAACTTAAAAAAAATATCATCTATCTCGACGTCGGATATTTGATTAAATTCTACGCCAGCAATATACAAAATGGTTGCCAACTCGCGCTCTATGCTGTTAAGGTGCTCTGCTGTGTCGTAGGCTTTTTCGCCGCCAACGCTTCTAGTTCGTCTCATCTTCTGCCTCTGCCCAGTCTTCCATATATTTTATTGGGTCACTACCATATTGTGACATTGGGTCGCTTCCCTGAAGTCTTTCACAAAAAATAGCAGCCCCATCCGGGAGCAAAAAAGAAAATGTTTTTGGATTCCACTTCATAATATTTTCCTTGCGGTCTGGATTGTCCTGTGGGTTTGTGATGTCCGGCTCTGACTTTGACTGTTCTGGGCAAATGTTGTATTGGCCAGTGGCAATAGCAGCGTCAACTAGTGCAACTGATTCCTTAATGAGGGGGGTAGGAATTTTCATGCAGGTATTTCTATAGGGCTGTATAAGTTTGTATCTGCTGAATCAAATTATTGAATGACTTATGTCTTGATTCATTGGACTCCGGCGTCTCTGGATTTACAAAATTTTCATCAAGCTCATCTGGATTAACACCTAGTACCAACGCGAGTACGTAAATGGAATATTCAAGATACTGCTTTGCCTCTTCTTTTGCGGCCTCTTTTTGTGCTGTTGACAATGCCATAATTATCTCGTTTCAAGTTTTTGCTTTACAATGTCGTTGGCTCTTTTTACGTGGGCGACGAATCGCAAGTATTTATCCCTGTCCGTTAATTCGTTTGAATCATTTGCATTTAAATGGGCATTAATTTCTCCATCCTCAATTTCCGATGGGTCAACACCTGCCAAAAGAAGGGAGTGAATCATGGTATTTACCTGCTGCTGCGACAGCCGATAGACCGCAGCAATTTTTGCTTGTGGACTTACTCGATTAAAGTCCATTGAGTTAGCCTAGCTCGGCAAGCTTTCGCCTTATCAAACGGACGGCAGTGATTGAGTCATTAAGAGTATCAACATCAAATTTGTGTTCAGCATTGAGGTCAAATGTGTCTGGGTCAACACCATGTGAGATGAGACGGTCAAACAACAACTTCTCGGCATCGCGAAGGCTTTTTTCAAAAATTCCGCGCTTTTCATTGTTTGTTAGCTGTGTTGTGAATTCCATATTTTCTCCAATACTCTGGCGCAATTACAGTCAATTATAGCAGTGGCGGCTCTGCAAGTTTGGGCATACCCATGAACTCCGGACCTATTTTTTGTCCATCAGAGTCGAGTCCGGTTTTGATTCCCTTGGACCAAATCCACTCTCTGGATTTTTCTGCTTTTTCTTGACTGTACTTGACCCTTCTGTCAATAAATTCTTTATTTTCCCAAATGTTAAATGATTCAAATTCCACAGAACCCAGCAATCCATCGTCCTGTATAGTGAAAAAACAAATTGGAGAGCCGGCAGGGAAAACAACCTCTTCGCCAACTTTTGTAATTTTCCAGTTCATTTGAACTTCGTCCGGCCACCACCACGTAGGAATAGTGGCAGTCAAACCAACTGCTCCATCTGGGAAATAATTCGGGCTCCCAGAAATGACCGTTGAGTACGGCTGTTCTGTTTTTATTATCCAACCAAGTGTAAAAGATACCATTCCAATAATTGATTGTTGGACCTGACGGAATCCGTCTGACGAAAGTTCTCCCTTGATGACTCGCGGCACGGTGTTCCCACCATCCCAAATGACCACAACTTCTTCTTTTAGTTGCACCTCCCAGCCACTCACATTGGAAACAGTTACGGGGAGACATTGATATGCGTGTTTTTTGTGCGTGTCATCCATCCAGTTGCGCCTTATGCCAGCCTGCTTGATTGCTGGCGGATTTTGTCCAGATGGGCACAGCCCTATTTTTGTCATCCTTTTGGAACCGCCAGTTGCCCTGGGGTGTATTTGGGTATTCCTGCGCCGGGCGTAGCTGGTGTTCCATCAATATTTTCGCCATATCCATGCTTGTGGTTTCTGTCGTTGTAGTCGAACATTGTCACGGCAACGTATTTTGTGCCGCTTGTGACTGGTTTGGCGCCATGGGAATATATGTATGTCGATGGGAAAATTACGTTATCGCCAAACTCTGGTTTGATTGTGATGTTGAGATTTGGAAAATACAATTCTCCGCCTTCGTAACCACTGTTCAAATAAAGACATGAGGAAACTGTGCAGGTATATGAAAAACCATGGTCGGTATGAACGCTGAAGTGTTCGCCTTCCTTGTATCTAACAAAATTAATTGCTTCCATAAAATCCATTTTTATGTTGTATCTTGCCTCGTAATCGGCTAGCGCAAATTTTAAGGATTCGGAAACATCATGATAAATGTTTTTTATTTCTAAAAATTCATCCTGAGCATTATCTGCGTGTGCTTGCCCAATTTTACAATCGTGGCAATCTCTATATTCTGGCATTTTTGTTTGGTCACCGACAAGGGCTTCCATCCACATGTACGGAGCGGTCGTACTTTCACCAATTGTTTTTTCAAGTCTTTCAACTACATTTTTTGCTTTTTCGCTGAGGGCGTTTCTGTAGAGAATAATTCCAAAACGTGGGTCGTCGACATGAAAAACTTGAATGTCTGGGCAAAGCATCTCTGTCATTTTTCTCTCCTTGTTAATCCAAAATTGCAAACCACATTGCGGAGGAAAGTCTAACACCAGAAACAACCCTATGCACACAGTGGGCATATCGGGCATCTCCCGGAAAGAATATCAAACTGCCAGCTTTTGGTTTTATTTTTATATTTTTGTTGACAAACTCAATCTCGCCCCCTTCGAACTCTAAGCCAAAATATATTACTCCGGATACGTCAAAATTTTCAAAATTTGGTTTTGGTTTCCCGTCAAGAGTTTCATTGTCGGCGTGTATTTCTGGTTCGTGGTTGTCTGTCCGCCTAACAAAAAACCCCGGATGAAATACGGACCAGTTGAGGTTTACGTTATAGGAGTCTTCAATCAATTTACCTGCGGCCATTGTCTCAACACGAATAGTGTTATATAGTTCTGAATAGCCTTCTTCTTTCATTTTCTGTGGGCTAAGCGATTCTTTAACATCAACCGACAATTGATTAATAAGCTCGAGAGAATCATGGTTGATAAAGTTTAAAACTTGATAAATACCGTCTAGTTTTCTGCTTTTATCGGAAGACATTTGCTATACAACCGTATAGAACGATGGGGTCGTATATCTTTCTCCAGACGTAATCATTTTGACACCATGCAGGTAATTCACATCACCTGGGTGGATAACTGCAAGACCAGGCTTGGGGCGCACGGTTATATTGTGCTGTGGATAGTAGAGCTCTCCACCGGTAAACTCATCGTTGTAGTAAAAAAGGGTATTTATGTCGTAGTCGACAAATGCATTTGGGCGCCCGTCATTTAACTGTTTGTCTGCGTGGGGTTGTTGCTCTATGCCAGGACGCCACTTCATGATTACTGGCGGACGGACTGAAACCTCAACGCCGAATATGGACTCAATAGTTTCTTTCATTTTGTAGATGTACTTATCCACTAGGGCATGTACTGCTGGGTTGAGTCGCAGCAAAATATCACTGCTGCACTGTCTATCGTTCCAATAATCGGCGTTATAAAGGCAGGTTCCATCCTCCGCATACACGCTTTCTGCTTCATTGTTCCACTCATTTATTGTCGGACAAAAGTCTTGAATTTTTTTTAAGTCATTTTCATTTATAAAATTTTCAATAACGTGTATGTTTTCTGGACCTGTTCCAAAATGCCCTGGCTTTATTTTCCATGGCGATTCTTCAGTAATCATGATTCACCGCCGTTCGACATGACATAATCATACAGCTCCATATCCATATGGTTGCGGCTTTCTATTTCTTTTACTTGCGCAGGACTTGGCATGACGCCACTTCTTACTGAAGAATTTATTTTGTTGTTGTCAATCCCCCAAAAATCACAGTCAAATTTTTCTTTACATTGTTTTATTAAATAGTTGTTAATTTCTTTTCTTTGATTTATTTCAAACAGTTTAATATTTTTTATTTTATTTACTAATTTGTTTTTGGTTTTTGGCATATCTGATTCAACAAACAACATTGCATTTTCATTTATTTCTTTACTAGAAATATGTTCTCCAAAAATTTGTTTAATGCTGAAAATTCTACACGTAAGCATTTTTGTTTGCAGATTTCCGTCAAATGAAAAAAGTTTGCATTCAAATGGATAGTCTTCTTGACCTTCGAGAAATGCATCAAGTGTTGATTTGTCAAATTTTCTATTTGCCGACATTGCTCTGTAGGCGGCAATACTAATAAAATGGTCAATCGGTTCTCTTATAACTGAAAAAGTTTCTATTTGTCCGTTATTTTCTATTATCGGATTTGCTGCAAAGTGTCCACTTATCATTGGCCAATTTTTCATTTTTTCTTTATCGTAAGAAAATTCAAATATTCCAGGAACTAATTTTCCATATTCACGATTTTTAATTTTTGTAACATTGTTTAACTCAAACGACTTTTGTAATGAATAAAGTATTCCAGTTCCAGAGGTTCTAGGTATGTGTAAATGATAAAGATTATTCATTTTTATTTTTTGTGAGTATTTTGTGTTTTATTGGAACCCAAAAATGAGGTGACGTGTATCTAACTCCTTCTAAAACTTTTCTTACACCGTGAAGGTAATAACTTCCAGAAGGGAAAAATATCAACATTCCCGCTTTTGGTGTTATTTCAATACCGTGTTGAGGAAAATATATTTCTCCACCAAGATAGTTATCATTTATATACATTATTGAACCATAGTCAACAATATAGGTTTCGTTCGGTGTGCCATCCCTATTCTCTCCGTCGCCATGCAGCTCTTGTTCTTCCCCGGCGTCCCATCTACGTATTCCAGCTTCAGCTGGCTCTAACGGTCTACCAAATTTAAACTCAATTTGTCTTTGTATTTCGTCAATGTAACCCTTCATCGTGTCATACAGCTCTGGGTTGTTGGCTTTCATGTGTTTTGCTGTTGATATTTTATCTTTACCGCTAGCTGACCATGTTTCCCACTCGTTGATGGAATAGCAGTATTTGTATAGTCTGCTCAAGTCGTCAGCTGAAATAAAATTTCGAACGATGACAATATTATTTGAGTCTGCCACCCTGGCGTTCATGTTTACTCACCAAGAAATGTCTCTATATCTTCGCTAATTATATGAAGAGATACTTCAATGCCTTTTCTTTGAAGAAGATTTGGCCATGATTTATCTCCATATGCCCTGTATGCATCTTCGTTTTCTGGTGAGGGGTCAGTTTTTGGATTATGGTTTCGACGTCCATCATTGGTCCAAGACTCTGTAATCCATGGGAATGTCTCCCCATTAATGTTTCTTTCCCCAAGAAGAAATCCGTTTGCGTATCTTTTTATTTTTGTTCCTGTTTTATCAATCAAAAACTTTTCAAAATTTCCGCGCAACGGGTCAAAACCTTTTACTTTTTCTGGTTGTTTCAATTTACCGTTTTCGTCCATTTCTTCTGCGTATGACCAAGGTATTACCTCATTGTGATATGGAACGCCATTTGGCTGAAGGTCTGCCTTGTGTGCTCCTGTCAAATACCACCAAAGTTCATGTTGTTCTTGAATTTTTTCCTTGCCCGGAACGTAGCCAGGGTCATAAGTGTGTTTATCAAATCTTCCATTTGTTAATTCGGAAAACTTGTACGTGGTTCCAAAATTGTCTTCAGCATATTTTTTTGCCACTTCTCCTGGGGTCAGATTTAAACTATTTTGTTCTGCATAGGCCATCAATCCATTTTGAAATTCTGGATATCCGTGACAAACAAAGTCGTCAACAACTATGGCAATGATATTAAAATTTGGTTCGTGTTTATACATCTGATTAAGTTCTTCAATGACCGAGTGTTGCGGTATGTTCCCGCACCCAGCAGCAACATTAAACACAAGTGTCACTTTGCCTTTTTGTTTACTCAAAATATCTGATTCTTTTCCGTCAGCAGAGGACAACTTAATGTCATAAATAGAAACTGGCAATGTGTGCTCAAGCCATTCTGTGTCGTTTTTAAGCGATTCCGATACACAATTTTTTGCTATTTCCAAAACTCCATTTTGTAATTTTGTTTTAGAAATAAATTCATTTACGGTTGTTGCTGTCATGGTTGTCTCCATTTTGTATCACTTAAATCCCGGCGGGAAGAACGGTGGGAAGTATGGGGGGAAGAACGGCGGGAAGAACGGAGGGAAAAACGGGGGGAAGAACGGCGGGAAGAACGGAGGGAAAAACGGGGGGAAGAACGGTGGGAAGAACGGTGGGAAGTATGGGGGAAAGAACGGCGGGAAGAACGGTGGGAAGTATGGGGGAAAGAACGGCGGGAAGAATGGAGGAAAGTACGGCGGGAAAAAGGGCGGAAAGAACGGGGGAAAGTATGGCGGGAAAAAGGGCGGAAAGAACGGGGGAAAGTATGGCGGGAAAAAGGGCGGGAAAAATGGTGGGAAGTACGGCGGGAAAAACGGGGGGAAGAACGGGGGAAAGTATGGCGGAGTTACGGAACTCGATGCACTTGAATCATCCGATGCAACGCCATAGTTTGTGTTGGCTTTGACAGTGAATGTATAAGCTGTTCCAGCAGTCAATCCAGAAACCGTTATTGGAGAACTACTGCCGGTTCCTGTAAGCCCGCTTGGAGAACTTGTTGCCGTATAGGTGACTGTTCCTTTGCCAATGTATGTTGATGCAGTAAAAGCAACACTGACTTGCTGAGCATTATTTCCTGCTGTGTTATTGGCTTGGTCTACGGCGGTGCCAGTAACGTTGGTTGGCGTTGTTGGCTTTTTGCCGCCACTGTCCTTTGGTGTCTTATTTGCCATAAATTATGCCGAAATGTCTCCGACAAGAACCCAAGTATTCTCTGCTCGCTTAATGAGCGTAGCATACGACCACTGTGTCCGCATCTTCAAACCTGGATTTGCATTGATTGTTACACCACCAGTTGCGACGACCGTCGTCTGTCCGGCGCCAGTTTGAAGAATGTTGATTTGCGAACCAACAGGAAATGCAACTGAACTGTTTAATGGAACTGTCAAGTTATTCGCAGAAGCATTGCTCATCTCTACGATTTTGTTTTTATCAGACAGCACGAGTGTGTACGAAGCCGATTGGGCGCTTGTTGAAATATCTGCCAATTTGTCCAACTCAATCGCAGCCGAAGCATTTATGTCTGCGTTAACAATCGTGCCATCTGCAATCATTGTGCTGGTTACTGTGCCAGTATCGGTCGTTTGGACGACTGTTGCACCAACGGCGATTGTTGCTGTAGAACCCTCGCCTGGGGTGTGAGTTACCGAAATGCCTGTTCCCGCCGAAACACCCACCATGTAGTTTCCAGTTGTGTCCGTGCCAAGGTCAATTACGTCGTTAACCCATGCGCTTCCGTTCCACTTGAGGAATTGTCCAGAAGCCGCAGATGTGATGGTGACATCGCCGACGTCATCAAGCGTGTTGATTGTCGGAATTGAGGCATTCACCCACGCAGAGCCGTTCCACTTCAAGAACTCACCGTTGGCAGCACTGGTGATGGTGACATCGCCAATGTCGTTGAGCGTTGCTGGCGTCAGCGACGCGGCGTAAGACTCGGTTGCAATGTCGCCATAGGTCGTGCCGTTATTTGTTATTTCCCACTTGTCCGAAGTCTCATTCCAGCGAATTGCAACATTTGTAGAAGAACCGCGCTCAACTTCGATGCCAGCATTCTCCGACGGCGCGCCAGTGGCGTTGTTGTTCAAAACGATGATGTTGTCGTCAATTGTTACTGTCTCGGCATTAACCGATGTGGTCGTTCCTGAAACCGTGAGGTTGCCAGTGACGGTCAGATTGTCATCAACCGTTACCGTGCCGCCAGCGGAGTCAATCGTCAATCCACCCGATGTGGTGTCAATCTCATTGGCCGCAGTTACGCCAACTCGTACGGCATCAATGGTTGCTCCAGCAAAAGTTACGTTGTCGCTAGTTCCTACAGACTGACCGATTGACAACGTATGTGTAGTGCCTTCACCAGACGTTGCGGCACTTGAAGTTACGCCCGTGCCACCAGTAATCGTGGCTACGTAATTACCAGTTGTTTTAGTCCCAAGAGCAACTGTGTTATCTGGCAAAGTTACTGTGCCAGTAAAAGTTGGGGAAGCAAGCGGTGCCTTGAGGTCAAGGGCAGTTTGCGTAGCGCTAGAAACTGGCTTATTCGCATCGCTCGTGTTGTCTACATTCCCAAGCCCAACATCACCCTTGACCAAACCAGCAGGAGAAGTGATTGTTTTGTTTGTAAGAGTTTGCGCCCCAGTGGTAGTAACCAAAATTGAAGTGTCGGCAATGCCGTGGATATTGGTTGTATCTGACTCATGGTTGCTGAGTGCTGTCGCCGCATTGGTTGCCGCGGTTGAAGCCGCACCAAAGGCATCAAACGTGTTTGTGGTTACCGCAATAGTCGGCGTTGCCGTTTCACCAGAGTTATTGCTGAGCGTAATCCCAGTTCCAGCAACAAGGCTGGCTACATAATTACCAGTCGTATCCGTGCCAAGAGCCACGCTGTTCGCCGCAATTGTTGCGGTGATTGATGCGTTGGCTGAGCCATTAAATGAAGCAGAACCAGTGACGTCGCCCGTCAACTCAATTGTTCTTGAAGTGGCGAGCGTGGTTGCGGTGTCTGCATTGCCCGTCAAATTTCCAGTGACATTGCCCGTTACGTTGCCAGTCAACGGAGCGGTGACGCCCGCAAAAGTTACGGTGGAGCCAGTGCCAACTGCTTGACCGATTGCAATCGTTGGGCTTGACCCTTCACCTGGAGTATGCGTAACAGTTACACCTGTTCCTGCGGTTACATCTGCTACATAGTTACCTGTTGTGTCTGTACCAAGAGCGACTGAGTTCGGTTGAATCGTCGCTGAAATTGATGCATTTGCTGAGCCATTGAACGAGGCTGAACCCGTCACATCTCCAGTCAGTTCAATCGTTCGCGAGGTGGCGAGGGTTGTTGCGGTGTCTGCGTTGCCCGTGACGTTTCCGGTAAGTGGTGCGGTTACGCCCGCAAAAGTTACGGTGGAACCAGTGCCCACTGCTTGACCGATAGCAATAGTTGGTGTTGCTGTTTCTCCAGAGTTGTTACTAAGTGTTACGCCAGTACCAGCAACAAGACTTGCAACATAGTCACCAGTTGTATCGGTACCTAGTGCCACCGAGTTGGGTTGAATGGTCGCTGTAAGTGTTCCGCTTCCAAGGTTTGTTAATGTAAGCGAACCAGAAAGGTCTCCATCAAGAGTCACAACTGGAGAAACACCCGTAATTGTTGGATTATTTATTGTTGGCGATGTAAGTGTTTTGTTTGTTAACGTCTGCGCATCAGAAAGTGTCGCAACAGTCGCAATATTAATACTTAAAATATTTCCCGATTTAGACAATCCATTTCCTGCTGTGATGGTGGCAGTTCCAGTAAATTGCGTAAAATTTACTTCGTCTGTTCCAAGAATGTGTCTTCCAATTGTCCCTGTTCCACTTTGATTTTCCGCTGTTCCAATTGAATTAACAATGAATCCATTTCCCGCATTTATGGCGCCACCAAGTACAAAAAATGCGTCTCCTGGTTCAATGTAATTATTAACTGAGTCAAAATCAGTTGCACGAGTAAGTTGGTATGTAGTACTTACGGAACCTTGTACAGTTACAACATAAACACCGTTATTCTGCGGAGTGGCTTGGTCTTTTACAAGTATTCTATTTCCATTTGAAGCGTTTGTTCCGTCAACTTGCAATCTTGCGTTTGTTGTTGCGGTAAGCGTCGCACCCTCACCGCTTGTGCCGTTGTTATAAGTTGGCGAATTGGGAAGAGCTGCAGCGGTTGCAAGGTTAACAGCATCATGAAAATTTATACCTGCTGCAATATTGTCTACATAGCTTTTTGTAGTGGCGTCGGTAGGCGCGCTTGGGGTGCCCGAAAGCGTCACTTTTGCGAAGGTTGGGCTATCGGTAGTACCGACAGATTGACCAATGGCGATAGTCGGCGTCGCGCTCTCGCTTGAGTTGTTCGTCAGGGTTACGCCAGTGCCAGCAACGAGGCTCGCTACGTAATCACCAGTCGTGTCGGCTCCAAGAGCAACGCTGTTTGGCTGAATTGTCGCAGTGATTGATGCGTTTGCTGAGCCATCAAACGAAGCAGAACCAGCAACATCACCAGTCAATGAAATCGTTCGCGAGGTGGCAAGTGTCGTCGCTGTATCCGCGTTGCCCGTCACGTTTCCCGTGACATTACCCGTGACGTTTCCAGTAAGTGGTGCGGTTACACCAGCGAAAGTAACGCTAGACGCGGTGCCAACTGCTTGGCCAATTGCGATTGTTGGTGTTGCGCTTTCGCCAGAATTATCGGTTAGTGTTACGCCAGTTCCTGCGACCAATGAAGAAACATAGTTACCAGTGGTGTCCGTTCCAAGAGTCACGCTGTTTGGTTGGATGGTTGCCGAGATTGAGGCGTTCTCTGAACCATCAAAAGAAACCGAACCCGACACATCACCAGTGAGCGAAATTGTGCGAGCAGTTTCAAGTGCCGAAGCAGTATCTGCATTGCCGGTGAGGTCACCAACAAAATTTGCGCTTTCACCAGTACTGATACCGCCAGAGAACGAAATGTCGGTTCCGTCGGTCGTAATTTCAACACCGCCCAGGTCAATTGTGGTTCCCGACAGA